AATCCGCCCTCAACGACTATTTCAACGTCTACTAATGCAATTTATCATCGTCCGCCCCGAAGGGATTTTAACAAGCCCGCAGCGAGCGCAGTTCATCACCCGCGAACTGTACTGCATCACGCTGCCCCTGCAATTCCAAAGCCCCGACCAACACGACGGCACGGTGTTCGGCATCATCCACCACCCGACGGACGGCAGGGCAGCGTTGCAGGTGGATTTGGACTACGTCATCCCGGTGCATCCGCTGGTCACGTTGGAGCGGCTGGTGTCGTTGTTCCCGGAGATTACCGACGCGGAGCGCATGACGCTGATGCAGGTGATTTTTAGCAGCAAGGCGTTCCCCTTTAGGCACATCGTGCCAAGCACGGTCACGGTCAGGGACGAGGCATTTATGATCGCGGAAGGTTGGTTTCCTGCTGAGCCATGACGCTACTTTCACCCATACAACTGCTCGGCTACGTGCTGGCCGGAATGGCCGGGCACTACGACCCCGCCGGTGACATCGACCGCAACGGGGTGATTAACATCGCCGACCTGCTGCAACTGCTAACCATGTTCTGATGGCGAAATCCCAAACCACCCACACCAAGGTGCTGCGCGAAGTCAGCCGGCCGGGCGTTCACGCGAAGACGAAGACCAGCACGAACAAGAACTCACGCAACTACCGCAAACCCTACGGCGGGCAAGGCAGGTAATTGGGCTTGCGTACATTTGAAGCATGAAGGTTGCAATTCACTTTCCCGTGTACAAGCGCGCCCGCATTCGCAACATTGCGATGGACGCGCTCGACCGGGTGCGCGAGCAGTTCAAACGCCTCGGCATCGAGACGGAGGTGGTGGTGATTGGCGACGACAAAGACCTGCCTGCCGTCTGCGAAAAGCGCGGCTACCTGCACTTCCCCTTCAAGAACTCGCCCATCGGCACCAAGTTCGAGATGGGCCTGCGGTGGATGCTGCGCAACCTTGAGTTCGACTACTTCATGGAGTACTGCTCGGACAACATCCTGCGCGAAGATTGGGCGGAGTTGATGGCCAAGGAACTCAAGGCCGGGCGGGCATGGATTGCACACGACCAGTTCTACATCATCGACGCAGCCACCGGGCGCACGCATCTATTCGGGGGGCGGGGTCAAAGCAACGTCGGGCGATGCACCAGACGCGAGTTGCTGGTCAAATGCCAAAAGCATTTGGGGCGGTGCTACGACGGCGAACTGATGAGCGGAATGGACGCGTCGTTTAGGGCGAACATTTGGCGCTGCACGGACCAGTTGACGTACCTGCTCAAGACCAAGACGCCGCTCATCATTGACCTGAAGACCAAAGAGAACATCAACAAGTTCGAGGGGTTTGCGCGCAAGACCGATCGGTTCCCACCGACGGAGGTGGTCGGCAGCTTTCCCGAACTTTCACAACTCAAATCCTTTCAAAATTTAGATCACCATGCCTACAACGGGGAAAATCAGGAGTAATGCCATCGGCATTTACATCAGCAACGAGAGCGCCAATAGCGGCACTTTCAGCGGCGGAACTTACGGAGACAACACGAGCGAGAACGACACGTGGGAAATCGTCGCCTGCGCGACGTCCGGCACGTTCAGCGGCTCGATGGAAGTCATCGACGCCACCACCAAAGACAACGACGGAGAGCGGGAAATCCTCACCTCATCGCTGTCCTGGACAATGGCGTGCGACGGCCTCATCGAGTACGGCCTGTCCAGCAGCGTGAAGTCCGGCGCCGACCTGTTCACGCTCTGGAAAAACAAGACCAAAATCAAGTTGGCTTGGACCACGGGCGTGGATGGGGACATCATGTACTGGGGCAAGGGCTACATCACCACGTACGAAGAGAGTGCGGGGTTGAACGAAGTGGCCTCGTTCTCGGTTAACTTTGAGGGCGACGGGACCATCTACAAGGCGGTTCTCGACACCAACGACGCTACGTTCAACAATAACAACAACTAATGGCCAACCAGCTCCGCGGCGAATTCACAGTCCAACTGACCGACGACCTGTCGGTGGACGTTGTCATCAACATGTATGCACTGAATTTGTTCCTCGAAGAAGAGGGCGCGGGGTTGGCGGACCTTCAGGAGTTGCTCGAATCAAAGGCATTGCGCTCCCTGCCCCGGCTTGTGTGGGCAGGGGCGCGCACTGCTGCCCTTGTGAAGGACGCGCAGTTGCCGCTGACCTTCGAGAAGTTCGCCGCACTGTTCGGCTCCGTTGCGTGGGATGAGGTCAGCGATAAAGTCCTCGCCTCACTCCAACTCGACACAAAAAAAAAGTAAGCGATGGCGGCGGGGGTGACCCGCCCACGATGCGCGACTACTACGTCGCGTGGCTGGAGAGGGGCCGTGACCCCGATACCTTTTGGCGCAGTACCTTCGGGGAGATTACGATCATGCTCCGCGCCTACGAATTCCAAGATGAAGTGCAGTGGATGCACACGTCTGCGTTGATGGCCTTGACGGCCAACATCAACCGCGGAAAGAACGCGCGCCCGTTCGAATGGAACGACTTCAACCCGTATGCCAAGGCGAAGGCGAAGGTGAAGGCCGCCCCGAAGTTGGGCAAGAAGCACCACGACCTGTTCGCCAAGATGACCCATAAACTGAACACCAATGGCGAAAAGCAACGCGATTCTTAATATCATCTTTGGCGCCGACACCAAGCAGCTCGACCGGGCGCTCGGTGGCGTGGCCAAACGCTTGCGGGAAACCGCCGACAACCTCAACGGCCTCGGACAAAATCTGTCCCTTGGCTTGACCGCCCCCATCGCTGCGTTTGCCGGCCTTGCCACGAAGAGTTTCGTGGATAGCGCCAAGGCCATTGCCCAGGTGGAGGCCGCGGTGAAGTCCACCGGCGGGGCGGCAGGCCGTTCCGTTGACCAACTTTCCACGCTTGCCGAAGGCTTGCAGCGGGTGTCGTTGTTTGACGATGACGATATTCTGCAGAACGTCACGGCCAACCTGCTCACGTTTACGAGTGTGACCGGGCAAGAGTTTGACCGCGCCCAGCAGGCTATTTTGGATTACGCAACTCGTACCGGCACCGACCTAACATCAGCCACTTTGCAATTTGGCAAGGCGCTGAACGCCCCCATCAAAGGCGTCACCGCTTTGGGTCGGGCTGGCGTGCAGTTTACCGCGCAGCAAAAGGAGCAGATTGAAACGTTAGTTGAAGCGGGTAATGTCACCGCAGCGCAGGCGGTCATCTTGGGCGAGTTGGAAACGCAGTTCGGCGGGGCTGCGGCGGCGGCTGCCAACGCAGACCCATACACGCAACTGGCTATCGAGATAGGCGCGCTCGCCGAAGAGTTTGGCGGCATCATTAACGATGCGCTCAAGCCTTTGCTTGCTTTAATTCGGGACGTGGTAGATGAGGTGAAGGGATGGAGCGACGAGACCAAGACGCTGGCCGTAGTGGTCGGCGGGCTGCTTGCCGCCATCGGCCCAACGCTCATCGCGGTGAGCGGGATGATAAACGCCTTTGTGACCATCAAGGGCGCGATGAGATTGGCGAGGATTGAGCAGCTGAAACTGAACGCATCGGTGCTTGCCAACCCTTATGTCATCGCAGCGGCGGCTGTTGTGGCACTTGGGATTGCCATCTACACGTTCACGCGACGGGCAGAGACGGCAGTACAGAAGATAGACAAACTGCGAGACAGCGTGAAGGGTCTTGCGGCGAGCGAATCCATCTTGGAAATCAACCAAGCCATCGACGAGCAGGGCAAGAAGGTGGAGGAACTTCGGAACCTCTACAACACCTTGCGCGGCGGCCCGAGCAAGGAGCAACTGCTCAAGGAGTTGAAAGCCGCTGAAGAGACGTTAGAGGGTTACAAAAAACTCCGTGCGCAGAAGGAGAGCGACGCCTACTGGTCGCAGCGCAGGACGGCGGAGATAGAGGCGCAAGCCGAGGCCGAGCGCGAAGCGGCGGCAGAAGCAGAGCGGGTTGCGGCAGAGGCGAAGCAGCGCAGGAAAGAGGCGGAAGCGGCCGCAAAGGCGTACCTCACGCAACTTGACGACCGGCTTGCCGCTATCGACGCGGAGTACAAAATCACGGGTGATCTAAACAACCGGGTGACGTCTCAAGCCGCCGCCTACCGCGACGCCGCCATCGCCGCACAACTGCTGGGCAACGAGACCGAGGCGCTTGCGTTGAAGCAGGAGATGCTGAACCGGGTGGTGGCCCCGGAGGTTCTCACACCCATTAACCCAAACGCTGACACCGGCCCAGTCACCAACACGGGCGGGCCGATTGTGAGCAACGCCACAACCGAGGCAATCAACGCGCAAATCGAAGCGCTTACCGGCCTTGGAACGGCATACGACAATGCGCAACAAAAGGGATTAAATTTTGCGGCGGCTATTGAGGATGCTATTGAACAAGCCGCGGAGAGCATTGTGTTCAACCTTGCGGCCATGGCGGGCGCAGCGTTGTCTTCGGGAGATGGAATGCAGGGGGCGGGCCGGATGATTATTGCAACGCTTGCCGACCTCGCTATCCAAGTGGGCCAAATTGCAATCGGAGTTGGTATTACTATTGACGGCATCCAGAAGGCGCTTGTGAACTTAAACCCTTACGTTGCGCTTGCGGCAGGTATTGCCCTTGTGGCGCTCGGCTCATTTGCCAAATCCGAACTTGCAAAGGCAGCGCGCAGTCAATCAACTGGAGGCAGCGGTCCAAGCCTTGGCGTGCCAGCCTTTGCGCAGGGCGGTCTTGTCACCGGGCCGATGCTGGCAATGGTCGGCGACAACCCGTCGGGCAAGGAGGCCATCATTCCGTTCGAACGGATGGGCGAGTTTATGAAGATGATGGGCGGCGGGCAGAGCGCGCAGCAGGTGGTGGTGACCGGGCGCATCAGCGGGCGGGATTTGATACTGTCAAATGAGCGGACGATTTACGACCGCACAAGAACCAAAGGATAATGGGCATTCGGTTACAGTCAATTTTCAAGGACGACGAGGGCTTGCAGTGGACAATCAACATCCACGACGACACCCACTCCAGCGCAGTCATTCCGTTCACCTTGGGCGGCGACGGCTTTGTGCTGAACTACGAAGGTGAGACGGACACCCGCTACAAGCCAGTCATTGGCAGTTACGTGGAGTTTACGCTTTACGAGCAGAACGAAGACCACCGGGATTTCCTTGACGAACTTGTGACAGATCCCGAGGGCAGGTATCTGGTGGAGATTCGGGTCGCCCCATCGCCGGCCGACAAGTTGTTTTGGGCGGGCGTGCTGCTTGCCGACCAACTGCTATTCGATGACGCCGCGTGGCCTACGCCCTGCCGCCTGCGGGCGACGGACGACCTGGCCAACCTCGCCGACGTGCTATTCAACAACAACGGCGTGGCCTACGTCGGCAGCGATGGGCAGACGTTCATTGACCACATCTGCCTTGGCCTCACCAAGGTGCGGCAGGCGTCGCTATGGGGCACAGATGACGTCTTCATTCGGGCAGTAGCCTCGTACACGCCGGGCAACATTTACGGCAGCGGGGACTACTACAACAACCTGCGCACCTCGCACATGACGTTTTGGAACATCGACCCGGACAACGGGGCAAACCGATATTTCAGCACGCTCTACGTGCTGGAGCAGTTCTGCATCGCTATGGGGGCGCGGCTCTACCAAGCCAACGGCACGTTCTGGTTTGTGCCAGTTCACAAGGCCATCAACAGCGCAACGGTGGCGGCTCTGAACTACAAGAAGTCAAGCGTCTACATCGACACCACCAACATCGACACGGAGATTGAACTCGACGTGGAGGTGCGCAAGTTGCAGGGGTGGCAGTGGGGGTACCAGACACCGCTCAAGAAGGTAGAGCGGCCATACCTCTACCGGGGCACGGACGTGGTGCTGGCCTACAACTTCCTGAAATCGGAGTTGGGCAACACGATTTCCACAGATCCCGAATTTATCTTCCGCAACACCACCGACTTCCTGCTTCGGGTCGGCGGAACTTGGGTGCCAGATAGCGACGGGCCGACCCTGAACAACGGCACTTCGTCAGCCATCTACCCCATGCGCCGGCAGTGGTCGGTGCGCCTGAAGGTGGGGAACTACTACGCCCATCGCCCCGTGAACTGGGACACCATCGGCACCATCAACTACTTCAACGGGGCATCGACGCAGGCTATCACGTATCGCATCCCGTCGTACGAGCCGATTACGTGGAGCACGAACAGCGCCAACCGGGTGCAGGTCGTAGGGTTTAGCCAATGGCAAGAGTACAGCGTGCAGCCCTTTCAATTGCACGAGGTCAGTTTACCAGCCTTGCCTGCCGACAGCCAAGGGGTGGAGTTGCTGGTCACGCTCAAAATCGTGGACATTCAAGGCCTCGAAATCGCCGGGCAGTACACGGCCACCGAACCGGTCACCGTCATCCAAGTACTGAACGAAGACAACGAAGGCGACAGCGTGCTTTACCGGGCGGAGAGCAGCAACGCCAACACGGTGACTTACCGGCAGGAGGCGTGCCTGCTTGGCGACGTGGCCGAAAACAACAACTACGGCCTCATCCAAGTAAAGGACAGCGCATCGACGTGGGCAGAGGTGACCACTTGGACATCACCCACCCTTACCACCGGAACCAACGACATCCACGCGCTTGGCGTCAGGGACATCCTATTCGGCCAAAGCACGCCGCGCCTGCGGCAGTTGGGCACAGTGTACTGCAACACGGCCAACGTCGTACCGCTGATGTACCACACGCTCTCCTACGACGGCAAACGCTACGCGCTCTACACGATGGGCTTTCAGGCGCGCGCCCGGCTTGCACAGTTGGAGATGTACGAGTTGTTCGCATCAAGCGCCGGCACAACTGTGGCGCAGGACGATCCTGTAAGAAGAGACGGCGGGCTAAACCTCGGCGGCGTCATCGGCGTGGCGGCCTCCGTTCGCTCGTTGGAGCAGGGCGTGCTGGACGGGCAGTCGGTGGGCGGGGTCGTCGACGAGCGCGTGCCACTTCGCGACGGCATCGTGTCCTTGGTGGCGGACACCAACAACTTCGTGAGCGTCGGCGACACCACCTTCGAGGTGAACGTGGGCACTGTCAAAATCATGGAGGCCGACGATGTCAGCGCGACATTCAACGTGCCTGTGACCATCGACCTGCAAGGCGAAACCTTCCAGGTGCTAAACGCTGGATTTCCGAACCCGCTGACGGTCACCACGGACAGTGTCGAACTGATGGACCTGTCCATCATTAACAGTTCGGGAGCAGTTGCCGGCAGCCTTTCGTTTTTCGAAGCGTCAAACAATGGAGGCAACAGCATCGTATTTCGCGCACCCACATCATTATCGGTCGCCACATCATACACCCTTCCTGCGGCCGACGGAAGCAATGGCGATGTGCTGGAAACCAACGGGAGCGGTGTGCTGTCGTTCGCATCGTTTGGCACAAAAGTGGAAAACGCCATCAGCAACGCGGTGCTGTCCACCGTCGATGCGCAGGGAGCCATTACCAGCGAAACGGGATTTGAAGCCAAGACAAACGCCTACATCAAGTTCTTTGAACTTGCCAGCAACGGAACGAACAACATCACCATTAAAGCACCGACGGCATTGGGCGGAAACACCACCTACATCCTACCTGCAACCGACGGAACGTCGGGGCAATCCCTGAAGACAGACGGCGCAGGCAACCTTTATTGGGGGTGAGTTAAATTGCAGGCCATGACACCGGAAGTACTTGGCATCGCGCTGACTGTGGCCTTGGCTATCGTCGGCACTTGGGTGAAGCTCAACGCCGACATCGCTCGCATGAACGCGCGCATTCACACGCTCGAAAAGAACGAGGTGGAGGTGAAGACCCTGCTGAAGGAAATGGCCGAGGCCATCCGCAGGATTGAACTGCATTTAGCCAAGAACTCATGAAGTGGTTTAACTACGCGGAGTTTGACTCGCCCGACGCGCCCGGCAGCGGCGAGGCGCACATGGATTCCGACTTCCTGCAGATGCTCGACCGCGCCCGTGGCCTCGCCGGGGTTCCGTTCAAAATCAACTCCGGCTACCGCACCGCAGCCCACAACCGCAAGGTGGGAGGCGTCAAGGCCAGCAGCCACACGTTGGGGCTTGCAGCGGACATCCACTGCACCGATTCCCGCAACCGGGCGCACATCGTCAGCGCGCTGATGGAGGCGGGGTTTAATCGCATCGGCATCGCGCCTACGTTCATCCACGTCGACAACGACCCGTCAAAACCGGAGGACGTAATTTGGTTGTATTAACCCCCTAATACGATACCGATGTGGGAATTTTTAAGAGCAAACTGGGCGGAAATCGCCCTCGGACTGATCACCCTGGCGGGAACGGTGACAGCCCTAACGGAGACCAAGGCGGACGACAAGTGGCTGGACGTGGTGAAGCGGATACTGCAGGCGGTTCTGCTGGGCAAAACGAAGTGAACCCGCTGCTCGGTCACCTGACCAAACTGCTCGGCTCGTTCGATGTCACCGAGGCATTCAAGACCAAGGGCGACCTTCGCCGGTGGAGCGCCAAGCGTACAATCGGCGGGCTGATTGCCACGACGGCCTGCGCTGACATCGTGCAGAACGGCATCACGTGGCCAGCGGTTGCACTGTGCGCCGTGGCCATTGTGCCCTTGTGCCTTTCATTCACGGAAGACAGGGCGTAGATTAGCGCCTCCATCAGGGCGTTGTTTCTTTTTCATGTTTGATAACTTGGAACGCTCCCCAAACGTGGGGGGCGTTTTTTATTTGTTAAAATTACGCTGGTGTGTTGCACGTGAGACGCATTGACCTATCTTTGGCACATCAAACAAAGAAAATGAAGGACAACGCCGCTGAACTGCGGGCATTAGCCGCCCGCTACAAGATGAACGCCAGCCACTTTCACAAGGACGGGCGCGGCTTTATCATCGTGACCCGGGCGGGCATCGAACACATCTGCCGCGTGGCGAAGGTCACGGTCGCCTACACCCCGGTATTCGAGTGGAGCGACGCCGAGAAATCCCGCTACGTCATCGAATGCACCGCCAAGATGGGCGACATGACGACCACCTCCTACGGCGAGTGCGCGCCGGCAAACAACCGCAACCCGTACCCGGTGGCAATGGCTGAAAAGCGGGCCATGTCGCGGGCGGTGCTGAAGCTGACCGGCTTCTACGAATTGAACGCCAAAGGCGAAGACGAAATCGAAACCCAACAAACCAAGTGATATGTTAAAGCACCTTGAGATTATTGAGATTCTGGAGTCCATGCAGGTGAACGAGGCCGACATCGTCGGTATGCACACAAGCCTGCAGGCAGTTATCAACCCCGACTTTCAGGTTATGCTGTACGTCAAAACCAACACGCCGACGGCTGACCTGCTTCGGCAGAAGTACACCTTCGAGCCTGACCCGGAAAGCAAAATCGAGCGCGCCGAAATCACCGCGCATCACCTCGATGGCAATTCGTACACCTTCATGCTTCGCATCCTATGACACTTATCCAACTGCTCCGCACCATCGACTGGCCGAAAGTGGCCATCGCATTTGGCCTCGGCTTGGGCGTTACCCTCGCCGCGATCATTGCCGCTGACCGCCAGGTGGAAACTGAGGTCATGCTCTACGAGTACGACGGCGTGACGTACATCATCGCCACCTCGCCCACCGGTGACGTCGCGCTGCAATCACACTTCGACCCGATTCCGTAACCTCGGTGTGCCCAGAGGCTAAACGGGCGCTATTGGCCGCTGGAGATGAGCGGACGCGGGTCGCTGCAGGCAAAGCGATGGCAGCCGGAAAGACGGCACAGTCAGGCCCCAAGGTGGGGAGACGGGGCGCGCAAGTCGTTGCATCCCGGGTTCTGGTAACGGCGACCAATAGCCACAATGCGGCGCAACCGCAACGTTGGACAAACCGCAGAGCGCCAGCTGGTTCGATTCCAGCCCTGACTACACACAAAACCAATCGCGAATGAAACGCAACTACCTATCGGTGAGCGCCCTCAAGGCGTTTGCCAAATCACCCAACCACTACCTTGCCTACGTCAGCGAGGGAGGTCGCAAGCAGACGCCGGCCATGCTGCTCGGCGAGATGGTTCACGCGGCTGTCTTGGAGCCGGACGAATTCCATACCCGGTACCAGCTAATTCCGGAGCATCTTGACCGCCGAACCAAGGAGGGGAAGGAGACGTACCAGCGGTATGTCCAGCAGGCAAACAGCCTTGGGCGCAAGTTGGTGGACTACGACGCCCACGTGCTGGCCACAACGGTCGGAGCGGCGGTGCAGGGGAGCAGCCATCCCGTGTGCCAAATGCTGCCCAAGATGATGACCGAGCAGACGGTGGAGGGCGAACTGCAAGGCGTGCCTTTCAAGGGCATCATTGACGCCATCGACCAGACCACCATTATCGAGGTGAAGACCACCACCGACGCATCTGCGGCGGCATTTACGAGAGATTGCGCCAAATACGACTACCACCTCCAAGCGGCGGCGTATCTGCAACTGACGAGCCTGAAAATGGACTTTGCGTGGATTGTCGTGGAGACGGTGGAGCCGTTCAACGTGGCGGTGTATCGTCCGCACCCGCACAGCATTGAGATGGCCGGCGCTTATTTGACCGACCTCATCGAGCGGTGGAAGGAGTGGGATGGTTCGGAGGGCGGCTATCCAGAGGCGATGATTCAACTGCCCAACTGGCACCCGGCGATGCAATTAACCAAACCTTTCGAGTGGCTATGAACGACTTTGCACTTGCCGTGATCACGGCGCTGGCCTGCGTCATGTATGCGGGCTACACCTACCAAACGTACCGCGAGCGATACAACCGCCGCAAGCAGGCCGAAATCGACGCAAAAGAGGACGCAAAAGACCTCATCCGCTACGCGATGATGGACGTCATTTGGGTGCGCAACGAGATGTCGAACATCAGCGTCAGCGGAGATGATGCGTGGGACATCCGTGAGAACTGCCAGTTCCACCTGACCAAATTGCACGAGAACCTTGAAGATTACTATAAAACCCTGACAGATGAAAGTCACAATTGAAGGCCGCGTCATTGACGTAGCAGAGCCCCAGACGGTGGGCGCAAGCGGATTCCGCAAGCAGACAGTCGTAGTGCAAACCGACGACAAGTACGACAACGAGATGCCCATCACGCTAGTGAAGGACAGCGTCGGCGAAATGGATGCCTCGCTCGGGGCCAAGGTGAAGGTGTTTTGCTACCTCGGCGCCCGGCAATGGAACGACCGGCACTTCCTTGAACTCAAGTACGCCGGCCACGAGTTGATGCAAGTAACCACCGTTCACGCGCCTGCACCGGCTCCAACGACGCCTCCGGGCTACATTCCGCAACCCGATGGGCTTGATAAAGAGTTGCCCTTTTGAAACAAACCCGGTCATGGTCACGTACACCGTGCATCTAATTGACCACGATGCTCACATCTCTTACACAGATAATGAACCAGCTTTCCGCAAGTTCCTCCAAAGCGTCAAAGCGAGGTCGCTTCCTTATCGCCTCCGCTTTACGACCCAACCCAGCGACCCAGATCACGAGGCAATGCTTTATCAGCGTTACGGTGGCGGCTGACTGCTTCGGCGTAAGCCGCTCCACCCTATCCCGATGGCTCAAACACGAGCCGGAGGAGTTGCTGCGCTTCGCGTATCAATTCGAGCAGGTCGGTGGCATCGACGCCAACACCTTGGCGGCGGCGGTGCGGATGCGACGGCTGGAAATCGACGGGGCGGAGTGCTGATTCACCACACGCGAAAGGGCGGCCTACGGGTCGCCTTTTTTGTTGTTCATAACTTGTTACACGGAATGTTTGGATGGGAAAGTATATCGGTGTAACATTGCGACATGAAAGCCAACAACTACCCAAAGAACATCCACATCCGCGTCACGGAAGAGACGCGAGAACTGGCCCTGACGATTGCCAAATTCAGCAAGCGGAAGTTTAGCGACGTCGTCCGTGAGGCGCTTGAAAAAGGCCTGAAATCCTGACCGCGATGAACGAGGCCAACGGCATCTGGCTGCCTGCCGAAATATGGGCGCTTGACCTTCCACCGCTCCATCGCGTGTTTCTTGCTCGCTTGGCGGCATTGAGCAAGCAGGACGGAGCGAGTTGGGCGGGCGACCACTTCCTGGCTGAATCTCTGCGCTGCACTCCGCAGCACGTCCGCAAGATGCGTCATCAGTTGGAGCAAAGCGGCCACATCGTGACCGAGGGTTACGGCCACAAGCGACGCCTGTCTGTCGAAGTTGCGCCTACAGGCGCAAAAGTTGCGCCTACAGGAACAAGCAACCAGAGGCGCAAGCAACCAGAGGCGCAAGAGTTGCAACCAGAGGCGCAAAAGTTGCGCCCAGAGATGCGCCAAGAAGCAACCACAGTTGCGGAGAGTATAGAAGAGAATAGAATAAGTAAAGAAGTATCAAAGAGTATAGAGGCCAAACCAAAAAAAGAGGCAACCCCAAAAGACCTCCAGACGGTTATTGACGCCTTCGTGGCGGCCGGTCAGACCTCCGACTTGGGCGAGCGGTTTTACAACTACTACGAAAGCGTCGGGTGGGTTATTGGCAAGGCCAGAAAGCCCATGAAGGACTGGAAGGCCACAGCAAGAGATTGGATACAACGAGAAAGCAAATACCAAGATGAATCAGCTAACAACGGTTGGAACAAGTCCGGGAAGAGGAATGGTAGTTACTTCCATTCAAGCGGTAAGTACAAACACCCCTCCGACGTCCTTAAGGACCGCGATATTTGGGGCTAACGTCCAGAGGGCATTACGGGAGCAGCCGGAAGCCACGCGAGCAGCATTGGTCAAACTGCTATCCGCTACGCTGGAAATGATAGGCGCGCCAAACGGCATCAAGAGCGAGGAAGGCATTGCACGGGCTGCCAAGCGGCTGACCGATGAGTTCGGCAACTTCACGCTTGAGGATTGGAAACTGTGCCTCTACGAGATGGAGGCGGGCCGGGTGCAGAAGCATTACAACAACACCAACCTTGAGTGGTTGATACAGTGCTTTCAAGCCTACGACGAGCGCAAGGTGGAGGCCATGCGTCAACTGCACGGCGAGCAGGCCACAGCGCACCAGCGAGAGACGGCCACGCTGTTCCAAGTGCCATTGCAGGACGCCATCGGCGACCGAGAGCGTGCGCCGCGATCACTGGCAACATTCATCGCCGGCGCGGATGGCCGCATCACGTTTGACGAACGTGAGGCCATGGCACGCCGTGACGTTGCCCGCCGGGACGCCAAGGTGAAGCAGCAGATGCGGCAATTGGTCAGGGCACAAATGCGTGCAGAACGTAAGAAGCCATGAAGTTGCTGGTCTCCTTCAGCGGAGGCGAAACCTCTGCATTTATGGCCCAATGGCTGAAACGACACGCCTATGAACGAGGCTTTACGGAGTTGGTTTTTGTCTTTGCCAATACAGGCTGGGAGCATGAGAAAACTCTTGAATTTGCCCATCGATGTGACCGGCATTTCGGTCTGGATTTGGTTTGGCTTGAGTCACACGCCAATGCGCACGGTGAGGGCGTGGGCTACAAGATCACGGATTATCATGGGGCCAGCCGCAACGGCGAGCCATTTGAGCGCGGCATAAAAAAAAGAGGCTTGCCTAACCCAGCATCGCCATGGTGCAGCGGAGATTTGAAGGCCAATCCCATTCGCAAGTACGCCATCGACCTTTGGGGAGCGGACTACCACACCGCCATCGGCATTCGCAAAGACGAGTTCGACCGGATGAGCGTCGAAGCCAAGCAGCGCAAAATCGTATATCCGCTCATTAGCTGGATACCAACGGATAAGCCGAGGGTCAATTTGTACTGGTCAGGGATGCCTTTTCGGCTAGAAATACCGTCGTATCTCGGCAACTGCATGGGTTGCTACAAGAAGGGCGACAGGTCGCTATTTGCGGCATACAAGGAAGATTCGTCAATTTTCGACTTTGCGTTGCGCATGGAGAGGTTTGAGAATTTCGTGCCGATGGAGCGGCAGGCCGTTATGATGGAGAAGGGCAAGGTCGTACCTGAGCGCATGACCATGTACCGCCACAACCGCAGCGCGACCGAGATGCTAGAAACGGCAAAGAAATGGAACGGCACAGCGCGAGATGAGCGGCAAAACACGACTGTGCAGTTCGACCTATTCGAAGATGAATCATGTGACATTTATTCAAGTTGCCAAGAATGAAATACGATTACGAGGACCTGGAACAGTACCGCATCACCCGGCAGGGGCGGTTCAGCAGCGCGGTGTTCACGGAGATGCCAGCCACCGAGCAGATGGCGCAGGAGTTCATGGAGCAGGCGCAGGCGATACGGGATTACATCGAGGCCGGGCAGGTTGAGACAACTGTGCTGTCTACCCCAATGCGCAAGAACGGGCGCCTGACGCAGATGTTCAGGCGGCATGCCACCGACATGGATGTCGCCACGTTCCTTCGGCTGCGTCAGCAGGCCGAGGCGCTGGAGGAGCGTGCGGGGCTTATTTTGGACGCGTTACGGCTTGGGACATGACAACCATCATCTACACCAACTGGAGGCGAGCAGCGCAGTTGCAGGGCATCGTGGGCAGGGCGATTGACCAGACGGCCCACCCGCAGGTGCACGTCATTGACAATGCCAGCGGCACGCGGCACGCATACCAAGGCAAGGCGCACAAGATGATTCACGCGGACAATTCGCTCAAGTGCTGGGCGCGTTGGGTCGAAGCGATGCAGGTGGACACGCGCTATGTGTGCATCATGGACGATGACCTCACGTTCACCCGGCCAACGGTGATTGAAGAGTGCCAGACGTACATGGAAGAACACAAAGGCGTGCAGTGCATTGGGGCGTTTGGGGTGCTGCTACCCAAGGGCCGGAGGTATTGGGAGAGCCGGCACACCAAGGCCAAGCACGAGACGACCATCGCGGTGCAGGTGGTCAAAGGACGGTTTATGTTTATCCGGCGGGACGCGCTCGATGGGCTGGGCATGGACCCCGACCTCACCTGCGACGACATCAAGGTGAGTGCGCACCTGTGGGATAAGAGATTGCCGGGGTTCCTGCATCGAGCGTTCAAGGACTTGGTCGAAGGGCCGGAAGCACTTCATGCAGATCCCGTGCAGAGGATGAGACGCAACGAGGCGGCGGCCAAATACTTCCCCGATGCCAAGCGTACCTAAAGGCCGGCCACCGAAGTGGCACGCGACGATTCCGGGAGCGGACAAGGTCGAAGCCATCTACCACACCAACAAGTGGCAGAAGTACCGCGCGTGGTTCCTCAAGGAGAACCCGGTGTGTGTGCAGTGCGAAAGATTATCGAACGTAGTTGACCACATCATCCCGGCGAGGCAGAAGCCCGATTGGTTCTGGCGGACGACAAACCATCAGGCGCTTTGCGACAGTTGCCACAACAAGAAGCGGGCGGGAAGTGATATGTATTGAAACTTCTTAATGCAGTTGAGTAATATCAAAACAATAACAGAAACGAAGAAACGGACTCTTCATTTTCTGCTCGGATTCTTTCTTATTTGAACCAGTCGGCCGGAATCTCAGCAGGGGTAGGGGGTGCAGCGAAGGAATTTAACAATCGTGGTTAGAGCGCGCCATTATCATTTTGTCGATTCTATTGAAAACCTTTTGCGCCCCTTTGCAATTACGCATAACATTTCCGCCCATTTTCACCCGCACGCAACCGCCCGCCCGTAGCGTGAAAACATTTTTCTTCCCCATCTTTGGGGACAAACCAACCCAATGGACGCAATCATCCAAGAGCGTTTCGACGCGCTGGCCGCCGACTACGAGCGGCGCGGCATCATCACCCCGGGCATTCGCTCGCTTATCTACACCCTCGCCTGCGTGGAGGTGGAGGAGGAGGAGTTGCAAAACTACGTGCGCAAGAACGGCACAACCTACGAAACCACCGGCCACAACGGGCAACTGTATTCCAAGCAGCGCCCGGAATGGCAGCAGTTGCGGGACAATCGTCAGCGGAAAACCGCCATCGTGAAGTCACTTGAGGCCAAGATGAACCAAGAGATGGAGGAGGATGAACTCGACAAGTTCCTTGAGTGACCCCAGCCCGACGGGATATTGGTACGACGAGGATGCAGCCGAGCGCGTAGTCAACTTCATCGAGCGGTTTTGCTCGCACGTCAAAGGCCACACCGGCCCGTTCCTGCTGGAGGAATGGCAAAAGAACGACATCATCCGCCCGCTCTTCGGGTGGAAGAGGGCAGACGGTCGGCGCAAGTTCAGACAGTGCTACATCGAGATCCCGCGTAAGAACGGCAAGTCCAACCTCGTCGCTGCCATCGCGCTCTACCTGCTGGTGGCGGAGCAGGAGGAAGGCGCGGAGATTATCAGCGCGGCCGGCGACCGGAATCAGGCGCGCATTGTCTTCGACATCGCCGCCGCGATGGTTGGGCAGAACAAGAACCTGTCGTCCAGGTGCCGCACGCTCCAGCACGCCATCTACTACAAGAACTCATTTTACAAATCCATCTCCGCCGAGGCCCGGACGAAGCACGGTTTCAACTGCTCGGCGGTCTTGTTCGACGAGTTGCACACGCAGCGTGACCGGGAACTGTACGACGTACTGACCACCTCGGTGGCGGCCCGTGAGCAGCCGCTCATCATCATGCTCACGACCGCCGGCTACGACACCACGTCCATCTGCTACGAGGTGCATGACTACGCCGAGCGCGTACTGTCCGGCGAGGTGGTGGACGAGACGTTCCTGCCTGTCCTTTACCGGGCCAGCAAGGACGACGACTGGACCCAAGAGGCCACCTGGAGAAAGGCAAATCCGGGCTTCGGTACCATCTGCAAGGCAGAGTATTTCGAGCAGGAGGTCGCCAAGTGTCAAGCCAACCCGGCGGTGCTAAACACCTTCCTGCGGCTGCACCTGAACATTTGGACGGGCGCGGATTCCGCGTGGATTACGGATGCCGAGTTCATGCGCGGGGCGACGCCCTTGCCGCCCGACGACTACCTCGCCAAATTGCCCTGCTGGGGTGGGCTTGACCTTGCGTCCACCCGCGACCTGACGGCCTTCGCGCTCATCTTCAAGGACGAACGCAAGGGCTTGTATTACCTGAAAGTTCACCAATTCGTGAATGAGGAACGCAGCCAGATGCGCAAAAGCGAGGGGGTGGATTACCTGCGCTTCGAGCGCGACGGCGACCTGACCATCACCGCCGGCAACGTCACCGACTTCCGCGTCGTTCGTGACCACATCCTTGCGGCCGCCGACAATTTCCAAATCCAAGCCGTGGCCTACGACCAGCGTTTCAGCACGTACATCGTCCCCGACCTCATCGACGAGGGGGTCGATATGCAGCCGATGGGTCAGGGATTCCTGCACATCTCCACCCCGACGAAGATGTTCGAAATGGAGATGCTCAAGGGGACGCTCCTTCACGGCGGCAACGCCTGCCTGCGGTGGCAGATGGGATGCGTGAAAATCGACCGCGACGCAGCCGACAACATCAAGGTGACCAAGAACCGCACCCGCTTCGGGCAGATGGTGGACGGCGTGGTGGCGAGCATCATGGCCTACGGGGCGATGCTCAACGGCGACGACGGGGACGATGTCATCACCACCGTGATCACGCTCTAATTCATCTACCCTAATTTAGCCGCAATGTTCGACCGCATCCGCACCCTATTCCAACGGCGCGCCCGCGTCGCATACACGGGCAGCAACGAGTTTTGGAACTCGACGGCTTACACCATGCGCACCCGGTCGGGGGCAATGGTGGGCAAGGAGAACGCCCTGACCGTGGCCACCGTCTACGCCTGCGTGCGGGCGATTTCGCAGACGATTGGCTACATGAACCTGAACGTCTTGGAGCGCATCGACAGCGGGCGGCGGTTGGCCTATAACCACCCGGCGCACCAACTGTGCGCCATCCGACCGAACGAATACCAGACGCCTTACGAGTTCTGGGAAACCATCACCGCGATGGCCCTGACCTACGGCAAGGCCTACGCGCACATCGAGCGCAACAACTTCGACGGCCGGCCAATGGCCCTGCACATCCTGCACACCAACGACTGCACCTTGATGCGCCTGAACGGGCGGCTATTCGTGCGGCACACGGAGTTCGGGGACATCAAGTACGAGGACGTTCTTGCCATCAGCTGCATCAACGGCAAGTCGCCGGTGGAGTTGCATCAGGAGAACATCGGCATCGCCAAGGCGGCGGAGAATTACGGGGCGGATTTCTTTGGCTCTGACGGCTCGATGCTGGGCATCTTGTCCACGGACAACCCCATCAAAACCGAGCAGATGAACGCGGTGCGCTCGTCGTGGCAGACGGGCGGCATCGGGGTGAAGGTGTTGCCATTTGGCTTCAAATACCAACAAATCAGCCTCCCGCCGGAGCAGGCGCAGTTCCTGCAAACCCGCCGCTATTCGGACGAAACCATCTGCACCATCATGGGCGTTCCGCCCTACATTGTGGGGGTGGCGACGCAGACCACATTCAACAACACGGAAGAGCAGGGCCGCAACTTCGCCCGGCACACCATCGTGCCGTGGGCGACGCGCATCGAGCAGGAGGTGAACCTGAAGTTGATCCCGGAATTTGAGCGCGAGGACTTTTTCGCAAAGTTCAATATGCAGGACTTGCTTCGAGGGGACACGAAAGCACGCAGCGACTTCTATCACCAGATGCTCACGGACGGCGTCTTCACCATCAACGAGGTGCGCCGGATGGAGGACTACAACACCATCGGCGCGCAGGGCGACCTGCATCTCGTGCAAGTCAATCAGCTGGACCTTGGCAGCATGGCCGAATACAGTGCTAAAATCTCAAGCAATGCCGTATAAAAAGAAAGCTGACAAGGTGGCTCCACCAGCGCCTACGAGTTTGGGCGACCTGCTTGACGCGCACGGGTCAGACAAGAATACTGTGCATTCCTACGGCCCCGTTTATGACCTCATCTTCGCGCAGCAACTGACCAAAAACCGACCCCTAAAAGTGCTGGAAATCGGCATCTACAAGGGTGCATCGCTGCGGGCATTTGCATCGCTTCCCTACGTGCAAACGGTGGTCGGCATCGACAACACCGCATCGGGCGTAGCGGAACCGCAAGCATTGAACATCGACAAGGTAAAGGTCTATTGGGGTGCGGAGTTTGATGCCTACTGCGACGACACGTTGCAGATGCTGCTGGACGTTGATGGCAAGTTCGACGTCATCATCGACGACGGCCCGCATACGTGGGATTCCCAGGTGTATTTTCTCAAGAATTACGACGTGCTTCTTGAAGACGGCGGGGTGCTTGTCTGTGAAGACATTTGGGAGCGGCACGCGCAGCGCCTCGCCGCATTGCAGAAAGAGTTGAATTTGTACGTTCTGGACTTGCGTTTGAACAAAAACGCGCACGCCAACGAGTTGATTGCGCTCAAATACAAGCACGCAAATGCCGTATAACGACTACCCCCAAGAGGTCAGCGACAACGCTCGGCGCGGCATCGAACTGAACGACGCGGTGGATGGCCGCTGCGCTACGGACGTGGGCAAGGAGACGGCGCGCATCCTCGCCAACCGCGAGATGATTAGCGAAGAGCGGACGGTGCGGATGTTCTCGTTTCTGTCCCGCGCCCGCACATACTACAACCCCGACGACACCGAGGCCTGCGGCACCATCTCCTACCTCCTTTGGGGTGGCGACGCTGGACTATCTTGGGCAGCCGATAAGGTCGAAGACATGAACGAAACCGAAGAAGACGAAGAAGACGACGACGACATGGAAGACAATACCAGAAACAACGAGGCGCAACTACGCGCCCGCTACGGCGACAACGTCGAAGTGCGCGCCGTGGAGGTTCGCGCCCAGGAGGACATGACCATCGAAGGCTACGCCTCGGTGTTTGGCGATGAGTACGACCTCGGTTACTTCACCGAGCGCGTGGCGCCGGGGGCATTTGATGGCCGCACGAACGACGACGTGCGCCTGCTCATCAACCACACCGGCGTGCCATTGGCTCGCACGACGAACAACACGCTGACGCTGACCATCGACGAGCGTGGCCTGCACTACCGCGCCAAACTCGCCGACACGCAGGAGGGGCGTGATCTGTACACGCTCATTCAACGCGGCGACATCACGCAATCCTCCTTCGCCTTTACCATCGCGGAAGACGAGTGGAGCGGCGACCGTCGCACCCGCACCATCAACCGGGTCGGGCAGTTGTACGACGTAAGCCCATGCACCTATCCCGCTTCGCCTACGACCACCGCGCAAGCGCGGGAGATGGCGATGTTCACCGAGCAAGCGCCAGAGCCTGCACCCGAACCGGTCGCAGAGGCTGAACCCGAAATTGTAGCAACCCCTATCTTTGAACGCAAATCAGATAAATTCCAGACCATGAATCTCAATGACATGAAGGCGCTCCGCGCCAACAAAATCAGCCAACTGTCTGCCCTGAGCGAGGGAGCCACGTTGCAGGCCCGCGGATACACCGAGGGAGAGGAAACCACCATCGACACCCTGACCGCTGACATCGCAGAACTCGACGCCAAAATCGAGCGTGCGGAGAAGGTGGAGGCGCAGGTGGCACGTGCCGCTTTCGGCGCTGCTGCAAGCAAGGGCGAAGTTGTGGAGCAGTCAAAAATTCAGGAGCGTTACAGCGTCAGCAAGTTGGTGCGCGAGTCGATGACAGGTCGCCTCACCGGCCTCGAGGCGGAGATGAGCCAGCAGGCAGCATCCGACCTGAAGAACGCAGGCGTAGGCGTCCGCGGCTTGGCGCAGATTCCCGGCTTCATCCTGCGGAACACCTCGACCATCGGCGGCACGAACGTCCCAGGACAATCCAACACCAACGTGTTGGAGGCCTTGGTTCCCACGCCCATCTTGGAGCAGGCCGGCGCCAACGTCCTGCGCGGCCTCGCCGGAAACATCAACCTGCCCTCCCTCAACGACGGCACGGACATCATCAACGAAACCGCTTCGGCTACGGGTGCTGCTGCCATCGCAGCGCGTCAGTTGTCTCCGCAGCGTGTTGCGTCTCGCATCGACATCACCAACGAGTTGCTGGCCGCAATGAACCAAAGCATCGACGCGACGGTTCAGCGCCAGTTCGCTCGGGCGTCGGCTGCGCAAATTGACGAGATGTTCCTTGTGAAAGTCATCGCCGCTGCGGCTTCTACGTTTGTGAAGCGTAACGAGACCGCAGCGGCTACGGTGGCAGGCTTGACCTCGCAGGTGGCTTCTGGCCTCATCGGCGCTTTGGGCAACGCCAACGCTTTGACCAACTCCACGGCGTTCATCACGTCGCACGGGTTGCTGGCTACGGCGCGCTACACGCCCACCGTTTCCGGCGGTGCAATTCCGATCATGCAGGATAACGCCATCTTCGGATACAACGCCTACGGCACGTCTTTGGCTGCGGCCGGTCTCATCACCGACACGTCTTATGACATCTACTCCGAGGTCTATGCAAACTCCACCGCATCGACGGCCATCAACAACGAGGCTGACCTCGTTCCGATTGTCATCGCCAACATGGAGAACTGCTACGTGGCATACTGGGGTGGCGGAGCCGCCGACCTCGTCATTGACCCGTACACTTTGGCTGCGACGGGCATCACCCGCCTTATCCTCAACATGTACGCTGACGCTGACTTCGCTCACACGGGCGACGTTCGGTTCACGGTCGGCGCATAAGCTGTGCGATTGGTTGTTGGTTGGGAAGGCCGGGGCATCGTCCCCGGCTTTCTTATTTTTACCACATGACAATGCGCTACCAACGGGCCGCCGAACCCACCGACACCAACTTCATCACCCTCACCAACCTCAAGAACTACCTGCGGGTGGACGGGGCGGACGACGACACCACGCTCGGCTTTCTGCTGACCTCCGCGCGGCAGGCGTGCGAGGAATACACCGGGCGCCTATTCGGCAGCGGCACGGTGACCTACTACATGGACTCGTTCGTGGACTCGCCATTTCCTGCGGGGCCGGTGACGGCCATCTCATCGGTGCAGTTCTACGACATCGACAACGTCCTGCAAACCCTTTCCACCGCCAGGTGGTACGCGGACCTTGTGGGCACCCCGCAGCGCATCGCCTTTGACGCGCCGCCCGCCGTCTACCTGGAACGTTACAACCAGGTTATCATCAACGCCACGGCAGGGCATAGCACCGTGCCCGGCCCCATCCTGCAAGCCATCCGCATCCTCGCCGGCCACTTCTACGAGAACCGGCAGGCGGTGCTTACCGGAACGATTGCCACCGAACTGCCCATCGGCGTGCATGCGCTGCTGGCCCCTTATCGAGTGTACGCATGAGAATCGGCAAACTCGACCGCCGCATCGTCATCGAGCAGCAGGTCACCGCGAAGGATGATTGGAATTACGACTACACGACGTGGACGACCTACGCCACCGTGTGGGCCAACAAGATGGACAAGGGCGTTACCGAGCGCGAAGAGGTGGACCGGCAGACGGCCCTCACCCGCACCATCTGGAACATCCGCTACAACTCCGGGGTGAACGCCACCATGCGCATCAGCTTCGGGGGCTTGTACTACTACATCACCGGGGTCGAAGAGGTGAATCGCCGGCAGGAGATGAACGTCTACACCGAACTGCGGAACTAATGGCGGTCAAGTTCGGCGTAGATCCCGCAAGTGTAAAGGCCATCGAGGCGGCCCTCAAAGCCATCCCGCTGGAGTTAAAGGGCAAGCCCATCGAGAACGCGCAGCGCAGCGCGGTGATTCCGTTCAAGAAGGAGGCGTCACGCCTCGGCAACGAGTTGCCAGGAACGGGCGCGTGGGCGAAGGCGCAGGTCATCACCACAGGCGACGACAAACGGTTCAAGCCCTACGTCGTGGTGCGCACCGGGCCAAAGCGGTTCAACGTGTTCAGCGCCTCGCCGTACCTCGACGAGGCCAAGGGCTACGTCGCCCGGCCCATCCGATACAACCACCTGATTCAAGCCGGGCAAGGGGCATCGGAGCGCACCGGGGGCGTAGGCAAGAAGGTGGGCATCGTTCGACCGTTCAGCCGGGGCTTCAAATTCGGCACGGTGGATGGGCGACGAAAGACGGGCCGAGGGGCGTTCACCGTGCGCAACGCGGAGAGCGGCAAGGTGCATCGCATCGCGTCCATCAAGCACCCGGGATTCAAGGGGCACAATTTGTATCAGGAGGCGTTTGATAGCAAGAAGGGCGTGGTGGAGCAGAAGTTTAGCAGGGACGTAGTTAAGGTCATCGAACGCTTTAAAAAACGCAAGGGATTCCAATGATTAACCTCATCATCGACATCCTTAAAGCGGATGCCAACATTACGGCCATCACCACCACGAGCCGCATTTACCCCGTCTCTCGGCTTGAGGGCGGGGTGATTCCGGCCATCGTGGTGCAGCTGACCAACACCGACCCCGCAGACACGCACGACAACACGACCAACATGGACGTGCATACCGTGCAGGTGTCTGTCATCGAAGACCGCCCCAAAGAGGCGCACGCCCTTGCGGAGTTGTGCCGCTCCGCGCTTGACGGCTACACCGGCGGGACAATTGCCGAGTGCCGATTCATCAACCAAGCGACCGACGTCTTCGAGTCCATCGACCTGTACACGCAGACGATGCTGTTCCGGGTCATGCTGGTGCGCGACAACGTCACCCTGCCAACTGCGCTTGCAGACCTCGGCATCTTCGAACTTGACGACGTCAGCGACGTCAACGCACCCAACCCCACCGATGGGCAGGCGCTGGTGTACGATTCGGCCACCGACACCTGGGGGCCGGGCGACGTAAGCGCCACCCTCGCGGCCCTGACCGACGTTAACCTCGACGAGCCGCTTGACCGCGAAGCACTGGTGTACGATGAGGCCACCACCTCATGGATAAACGGCGGCCCGGCGAAGGTAGATGTGCCCGTCTTCAACAACACATTCAACACCATCACCAAAGGCCAGGTCATTCAGTTTGGCAACAGTGCGCAGGGCGACCGCATGGGCATCACACTGTTCAGCGCCACAAGCATCAACGACCCCAAGGGATTGCTTGGCATCGCGTCGGAAAATATCCCCGCCGGGCAGCCGGGTCACGTTCGTTCTTACGGCACGATTTACGGGATAAACACCAACGCCTATCCGGTCGGCACCACCCTATACGCATCGGTCACAGACGGGCAACTGACCAGCACCGTACCCACCGCGCCGAACCACCGCATCGCCATCGCCGTAGTGACCCGGCAGCACGTGAACACCGGGCGCATCTTCGTGCGCACCTACACCCCGGCGTTTCGTTTGGCTGACCTCTCCAACGTCGCGTCCACATCGCCCACGACCGGGCAGGCTTTGTCATGGGATGGCAGCAAATGGGCACCGGCGAATGTCGGCTACATCCCCGGGTCACCACCGCCGGGCGGCTTCCTCGGCAACGTCTTCTACCAAGACAACGCAGGCAACTTCACCCAAGAAGACGCGTTCAGATACACCGCATCGACCAACACCCTTGCCGTCGAGAACATCACCGGAACGACCGTCACGGGCACGGGCGTAGTGAAAGGCAGCAACACGTTCGGGCAGCGTTACGCGACGCAGGCGGCGACCAACCGGGCGGCAGCGAACACCGCGTCAATAACCGTCGAACGCTACTTCACCGTGACCGCAGAGGGCAACGGGGAGTCGTTCAACATCCAATCCAACACCCCGTCGGCTGGCAATAAAATCGTGCGGAAGATTTGGTACAAGAACGAGGCGTTCGAAGACACCGACGTGAACACATGGACACTGCTGCACACCTTTGCCGCTGACACGACGTATGCTAACACCGCAACCAAATGGCAGGAGTATTTGGACGGGCAGACCTACGGCAAACCGCCGTTCACGCTGGCAATTTCGTGGGAGCAGCAGCCGCTGGCGTTGCTTGACTCTTACACCGCAGACATTGCCTCCGGGTATGGCTTGGCGTTGCTGTTCAGTTCGCACACAGGAAGCGCCATTCGGGTGCGGCGGGCATCGGACAACACCGAGCAGGACATCGGATTTAACGGAGTGGATTTGGACACGGCGGCCTTGACCACTTTCTGCACGGGAACCGACGGATTTGTGCGAACGTGGTACGACCAAAGCGCAAGCGCGGCCAATTTGACGCAGACCGTGAGCGCCGACCAGTTCAAAATCTACGACAGCAGCACGGGGGTGCTTTTGGAAAATCTGCTGCCATCGTTCCACCGCAACGCCAGCAGCAGCGGCTTCTTCAATTCGAGCCAAACGTTCAGCCCGGCAGTTACAAAGCGCACAATTTTCGCCGTGACGAAACAAGGAGGTGGCAGAGGGGAAATAGCAAGCGGCGCAAATTCGTGGATTATAAATACTGGAGTTTTTGCAAACAATACAGGCAACGTCTACAACGGAACTGCCTACGTATCAACGGCGGCGGTTACAGGTCAGACAATTACGACCGGTCTATTTGACAGCACTGGCGACGAAAAGGTGTGGGTGAACGGAGGCAATTTGGCCACTGGTGCAGGGGGCAATAACACCATGTCCAGCGTCACGCTTGTAGCCGGCGCAAGCAGCGGTGTTCGCTGCGTTGAGCGAATGCAATGCCTGCTCATTTACAAGGCTGATAAGCAGACCGACCGCACCGCCATCGAATCCGCCCTCAACGACTATTTCAACGTCTACTAATGCAATTTATCATCGTCCGCCCCGAAGGCATTTTAAGCAGCCCGCAGCGAGCGCAGTTCATCACGCGGGAACTTTACTGCATTACCCTGCCCCTGCAATTCCAAAGCCCCGACCAACACGACGGCACGGTGTTCGGCATCATCCACCACCCGACGGACGGCAGGGCAGCGTTGCAGGTGGATTTGGACTACGTCATCCCGGTGCATCCGCTG